TTTATCAAATGGCACTAAAAAATTATTACCATTAGCAGATGTCATTCATTTGAAGCAACATCATAATAACTCTTTATTTTTTGGAACAAATCCTGCTGTTATTTTAAATGATATTTTGCAAGTGATTGATGATGCTGATAAATCAATTAGTGATGCAATCCAACAGAGTAAAGCAATTAAATATTTAATCAAAGCTAATACTGTTTTACCTGACAGCGAGCTTAAAAATATGACAGATAAATTTGCAAAACTTTTTATGGAAGAAGGAAAGGGAATTGCAGCAGTTGATGCTAGTGCTGATATTATTGAGTTTAAGGGTAAGAATAGTTATGTGCCAGATTTGAGTTTGCAACAGAACAAGGTAGAACGTATTTATAGTTATTTTGGTGTTACACCTGAAATTGTAAACAATAACTACAATGAAGATGAATATGCTAGTTTCTACGAAAGTAGAGTAGAACCTTTATTGATTCAACTATCAAACGAGTTTACTAGAAAACTGTTTAATAAAATTGAGCGTAAAAAAGGAAACAAAATTATTTTTGAATCAACTAATTTACAATTTGCAAGTATGGAATCAAAAATCAAATTAACAGAGTTTATTGACAGGGGTCTTATGACACCAAATGAAGTTAGGAAAATCTTGAATCTTCCTGCTATTGCAGATGGAGATACACCTATCAGGCGACTTGATACAGCATTAGTTACTGATGATCGCTTTAAAGGAGGTGATGAAGATTAAAGTAGAAAAAAGAGAGTTAAATATTGAAGAAATCAAAGCTGAACTAGAAACAGATAATATGATTGTTGAGGGCTATGCGCTTAAATGGGGTCAAGATAGTAATCCTATTTACACAGCGGATAGCTATTTTTATGAGAATTTTGCTGAAGGTGCGTTCAGTGAAACACTTCAAAATGATGAACAACTTGTTTTATATGGACATGAAATGAATAATGTTCTAGGACGTACTTCTTCAGGAACAGCTGAATTAAAAGCTGATGATATTGGCTTATATCTAACAGTTGACCTACCAAACACTACACTAGGAAGAGATGTTTTTCAGCTAGTAAAACGTGGTGATATTGCTGGAATGTCTGTTGGATTTATTGCTGAAGATGATGATTGGGAACAAGTTGATGGTGTTATTAAACGTACTATTAACAAAGCAAAATTAGTTGAAGTATCACTTGTACCTTTGCCAGCTTATGATAGTTCAGAAGTAAGTGAAAGAGCAGCAGATAAAGTTGCAAATATTATTGAGCAAGAAAAAATTAAAAAAATGGAAAAAGAAGAACGTCAACGGTTATTACTGTTGGCGCAATTATAATTTAAAAAATTAAAGGAGAATATAAAATGGAAAAACGATTACAAGAAATTGAACAACGCAAAATGGAGTTACGTGAGGAATTACAAGACACAGAAAAAGAGGTTAATCTTGAAGAAGTAGAAAAAGAATTAAAAGAATTACAAGAAGAAGTTGACGAGATTAATAAGCGTTTAGAATTAGTAGAAGAAGCAGAAGCAATTCAGAAAGGAAAAGAAAAAACTAAAAAAGTAGAAGAGGAAGAGCGAACAATGACAACTAACAAAGTAGAACAACGTGCACAAGCACTCAAAGAAAACCGTACAGTAACATCAGATGCAACAGCATTACAAACTCATGCTGGAGATGAAATTAATCCATTACACAATACTGTTTCAACATTGATTGATGCAGTCAAAGTTAAAACATTAGCAGGCGGAGAAGCGTATAAAGCTCCATACCGATCAGCTGATGCAATGGGTGGTTTAACAGCAGAGGGTGCAAAATACCATGAATCAGCACCTGAATTTAAATATGCAATGATTGGTAAAGCAAAAGTAACTGATTATGCAGAAATTACAGAAGAAGTTGAGAAGTTACCAACAGCAAACTACGTTTCGGAAATCGAACAAGAAGTATTAAACGGTTTAAAACGCAAAATCAATAAACAAATCCTTTTAGGAGAAGGTGGAATTGATGAGCTTACAGGTATCTTTTCTGATAAAGCAGATGCATTAACAGGAGATGCAGATATTGAGATTGATAAAATTGATGAAGATACACTTGATGAGATTGTGTTTTCTTACGGTTTAGAAGATGTAGAAGGAGATGCAACGCTTATTCTCTCTAAAGCATCTTTACGTGAGTTTGCTAAATTACGTACAGAATTAGGCACTAAAGTATATGACATTGTTGTACGTGGAAACACAGGAACAATTGACGGTGTACCGTTTATCATTAACAACTTTGCAGATGCACATGATGATTTCTTTATGGCTTATGGTAATCTCAACAACTATGAGATGGCAGTATTTAGCGATGTAGATATGCAACGTTCTGCTGATTTCAAGTTTGATCAAGGTATTGTTGCTTACAAAGGTAATGTCTTTGTTGGTGGTAACGTTGTAGCTGCAGATGGCTTTGTACGTGTAAAAAAAAGTCAAGCGTAATTAAACCAACTCCAACACAACCAAAAGTAGAGCATACTTCACCTGCTCCTGAAACTGATAAGGCACAACGAACAACTGAAGAGAGTGTGAACAACTATCATACAGGCGCAGGTTGGTATGAGTTACCAAATGGTGAACGTGTTAGAGGTAAAGATAATGCAATTGACGTATTAAAGGAGATGAATAAATAATGGAACTCCTTAATAAAGTAAAGATTGCTTTGCGTGTTGATACAGATGTTTTTGATGATGAGATTAACCTTCTAATTGAAGCAGCTAAATTAGACTTAAAAACTAGCGGTGTTGAACCTGACCTGACGGATTCAATAGTAAATACTGCGATTGTTTTTTATGTAAAATCTAACTTTGGCTATGATAATTTAGACAGTGGAAAATTCTTGCGATCATACAACGGAATCAAACATAAACTACGCAATCATTCTAATTATCAAATTGGAGATGATAAATAATGAGATATAATGACGTTATTTATTTAATCTCGAAAAAATATGAAACTGATTTTGTGGGTAATCAGATAGCAACTGATACAACAAAGATGGTCTTTGCTAATAAATATCAAGTATCATCTTCAGAATTTTATTCTGATAACTTGCGCCATGAGGGTGCGCAATCAACTATAAGAAATAAAACATCATTCCAAATCAGAAGTGCTAGTTATAGTGGAGAGCAACAATATAAATATAAAAATACAATATATGATATTGTGCGTGTGTCTGATAATGGAGAGTTTGTTTTGATTGTAGGAGTTGAAACAATTGGTAAAGGTTAGCATTGATCAACTAAGTAATGAAATTGAACAAGCATTAAAAGAATATACAAAAGAAGTAGAACAAGGCTTAGAAAAGGCACAAAAGAAAGTTGCTTCTGAAGGTGCAAAAAAGTTAAAAGCAACAAGTCCAAAAAGGACAGGCACTTATGCAAAAGGTTGGGGAACAAAAGCAACTCCAACAGGAAGAGTAATCTATAACAAAGGTAAGGGTGCTTCAATTACACATTTACTTGAAAAAGGTCATGCTAAGCGTGGCGGTGGAAGAGTACCTGCAATAGTTCATATCAAACCAGTAGAGCAAGAAGTAATTGAGAAATATATCAAAGAAACAGAAAGGGTGATTAGAAATGGATAGAGTAAAAAAGTTTAAACACTTAAAAGAGCAATTAGATAGGATTGGGATTCCAGTTGCTTATTACGCTTTTAAAAATCCAGTTGACACACCTTTTCTAGTTTTCTACACACCACACGTAAATAATTTTGTCGCTGATAATAGCATCTATATGCAACAAGATTACATTGAGCTTGAACTATATACAGATTACAAAGATTTTGAGTTAGAAGAAAAAGTTAGAGAGATTTTAACTGAAAATGAAATAATCTACGAACAATATGAAACTTATATTGAAAATGAAAAAATGTTCATGAATACATTTGGATTTGAGATTTAAAGTCTACTTTATTAGTAGTCTTTTTTAAAATTAAAAAATAAAAAACAAAAAGGGGAAGTATAAAAATGAATAATGAAAACAAAGTACGTTTTGGATTAACGAACGTTCACTATGCACCAATTGTAAAAACAGAAGATGATAAAGAGGTTTATGGAGAGTTTAAACGTATGCGTGGAGCGGTAGAGCTTACACTTGAACCAGTAGGAGAACAGACACCATTTTATGCTGATAATATGGCATATCATGTATTCTCATCAAACGCAGGATATGAAGGAACACTTTCTATCGCAGAAATTCCTGAAACGTTTTTAACAGAGATTTTAGGAGAGAAGAAAGTAGATGGAATTTTAATTGAAGATATTAATGCGAAAGGAAAAAACTTTGCATTAGCGTTTGAATTCGATGGCGATCAGAAAGCAACACGTCATGTATTGTACAACTGTACAGCATCACGTCCTAATATTTCAGGAGCAACAACAGAAGAATCAGTTGAAGCTCAAGTATCAGAGCTTAACTTTACAGCAGCATCAAATATGAAGGGGCAAGTGCGAGCTAAAACGGGAGCAGAAACTCCAACAGAAATCTATAACACGTGGTATGAAGCACCATTTGTACCAGAAGGACAAAGTGATGTTCCATCTAAACCTGAAGGGGAAAAAGAAGTTTAATATTTTAAAACAGGAGTAGGCTCTTTTGAGTCTACTCTTTTTATTTACAAAAAAGGAGAGATAGCATAATGGAAACAATTATCAAATTTGGGTCTGTTGAATATAAAGCAAAAGCAAATGCATTTACAGCAATGATCTATAAAAATGCATTTGATACAGATATTCTTCAAGATACATGGGAAGCATTAGGTGGTTTGCAAAATTTACTAGATTTACAAGGTAAAACAGAAAAAGAAATTATCAAAGGACTTGTTGAGGAAATTGATACTGTCAAAGTTTATCAATTAGTTTGGGCATTTATCAAAACAGCCGATAAACAAACACTACCATTCCAACATTTTTTAGAAGCAAATGATTATGTACCGATCACAACATTAATTCAAGATGAAAACTTTATTGAGTTATTAGCTGGGAACGTGCAAAGAAAAAAGTAACAAAGACTGCTGATGTGGAATACGTGGGAGATGAAGAAGAGATATTGACAACAGAAGCATTCTTCCTAACTTGTAAATTAGTAGGTTTAACGATAGATGATATGCAAGTTATGACTATTGGGAATTGTTTGGATTATGCTACTGATTATATTGATTTGAAGCAGTCTGAAGGAAAAGAAAAACCACGTATTAGGAAAGCAAAACAAAGCGACTTTGATAATTTCTAAAAAAGGCAGGTGAAATAATTGAGTAAAATTAAAGGGATTACGATTGAAATTGACGGTGAAACGAAAGGTCTTGATAAAGCACTAAAAGACATAAACAAAAGTAGTAAAGATATTCAAAAAGAATTGCGCCAAGTTGATAAACTATTAAAGTTCAATCCAAAAAATACTGAACTCTTAGCACAAAAGCAACAGTTGTTATCTAAAAATGTAGAGCAAACTAAAAAGAAACTTGAAGCACTTAAACAAGCACAAGACAAAGTAAATGAAGCCTTTAAAAAAGGTGAGATTACAGGGGAACAATACCGAGATTTTCAGAGGGAATTAGTTGAAACTGAATCAAAATTAAAGCATTATCAAAATCAATTGAAGCAAGTAGATTCATCTCATAAGACGTTTAGTGACAAAATGATTGATGCTGGAAAGACAGTACAATCTTTTGGAGAAGGTATGACTTCTATCGGGAAAGATTTAACAATGAAAGTTACAGCTCCACTTATGGCAATTGGTACAGTTGCAACAAAAACAGGAATGGAATTTAAAGCTGGAATGTCTGAAGTACAGGCTATCAGTGGTGCGACAGCTTCAGAAGTAGAGGAATTAGAAAGCAAAGCTAGGGAATTAGGTTCATCTACAAAATTTAGCGCAAAGGAAGTTGCAGAAGGCTTTAAATATATGAGTTTAGCAGGCTGGGACGTACAACAATCATTAGATGCAATTCCAGGTGTACTTGATTTAGCAGCTGCATCAGGTGAAGATCTAGCTCTTGTATCTGATATTTTAACAGATGCTATTAGTGCTTTTGGAGATGAAGCAAGTGATGCTGGAAGATATGCAGATGTTTTAGCTTCTGCAGCATCTAATGCAAATACTGATGTCGCTGGGTTAGGAGAAGCATTCAAGTATGTTGCACCAGTTGCTGGTGCATTAGGCTATGAAGTGGAAGATGTTGCTACTGCATTAGGTTTAATGGCTAATCAAGGTATCAAAGGAAGCTCGATGGGAACAGCTTTGCGTAACGTTCTTACCAATTTAGTTAGTCCAACAAAAGCAATGGCTACTGAAATGAAGAAATATGGTATTAGCATTAAAGATTCAAACGGTGAAATTAAACCACTTGATCAATTATTAACAGAGTTGCGTGGAACGTTCGCAAATTTATCTGAAGATCAAAAAGCACAATTAGCAGCAACTCTTGCTGGTAAAGAAGGAATGTCTGGTTTACTTGCAATTGTCAACGCAAGTGATGCAGAGTTTAATACATTATCAGATGCTATTAAGAATAGCGAAGGTGCGGCTGCTGATATGGCTGAAACTATGGGTGATAACTTACAAGGAAAAATCACTAACCTAAAATCAGCGACTGAAGAACTTGCGATTAAAATATTTGAAAATTTAGAGCCTGCACTTACAGGAGCGGTTGAATGGGCGCAAGGATTGGTAGATAAATTTAATGATCTATCGCCTTCTACTCAAAATTTGATTGTTACGATTGGCGGATTAGCAACCATACTTCCTCCTTTGTTGATTGTTGGAGGAAAAATTGTCACAGGTGTTGGAATTTTAATGCAAGTATTACCAGGACTGATTGCTGGAGTTGCAGCATTAGGTGCACCAGTTTTAGCGTTGGTTGGAGTTGTTACAGCCTTAGGAGCTGCTTATCTATTACTACGAGATAAAGGC